ACCAGCGAATGTACGACTGCCCATGTTCACGTCATCGGCCTTAAATTGTAATGATTTGAATTCCATGACTACTACCAGATTAATATAATTAGTTGCATTATAAACTGGTTAGACCAGTTGAGCAAATTTGATTGTTTATAGTGAATAGACCGCTTGACAACGGCAATTGATTATTTGCTCTGCGCTTCCTGATGGGTCACCAGGCTGCATAAGCTGGTCACTTCCTACCGTGAAAGTCTCATTTATACCAACTATTTGACCATTAGCAATAGCGTGGTCTTCTCTTGTCCTGTCGCTGATACTTGCAACCCACTCTTTCATCATAGGCAAACCGCTTGCAGTTGCTGCCATTTGTGTTGATGCGTTACTGGCTGCGTGTGACTCTGTGCGGCTTATTACTCGGCTTCTTAATCTTGATAATGTGCCGCCATCTTCTGCAATTCTCTGTTGTATCAGCCTAGCCGTTTGTTTTTCATCATATCCAAGACCGATCGCCTCTGCTGTTGCTTCTTGTATAATCTTTTGCGCTTGTTCAATAGTAGTTCCCGTTATCTGAGTTACCTTGCTTGCTGCTGTTGATTTAATCCACAATTGACGAGCTAAGTCGAAGTAGGGCGTTAATGGCACATCACCATCACGTTTAACTTCCATATCATTATTGGATTTCTTTACGGCATTCCATAAACGCTGGCCAAACTCTTTAAACGCTCTGGAGTATAAGCCTGTTAGAATCTTGCCCATGTTTTGCTCATGCGTATCTATAGCGTTAATATTACCTTTGCTTATATCTCTAGTAGCTCGGTATATTTCTCGTGTGATACGTGGCTCATACGTGCGTGCAATCCTTATCATCATGCGCTCAGATAATGCCTGCTCTCGTTGTGGCGTAAGTCCTGTTATTGACCTACGAGCCATAGCCTACCGCCTTGAGTAATCTTTTAACCTGCTCGTCATTCGCGCCAACGCTAACCGCATCAGAGTCTTGATTATTATTAGTGTTAGGATCAACATTATCACTGTCATCAGATAGCATTTCATCAGGTATGTCAGCATCATCGAAGCCTAGCTCAAGTCGCTTGTTGATTTGAGAAAGGCTGAAACCCATGCGCCACAACTTCTCACCGTTGGTTAGCTTTTCAGTGTAATTCTCTTGTAATGCCTCGACATTTGATAGGTCGTACTCTAGGCAGTACTCAGGGCCAAACTCTCTTGCTAGTTGTGCGTTTAGTTGACGTTTAACTAATTCAAGGCTAGGGATGATTGTATTGACATATAATTGCTTTTGCATTGCATTGGCATTGGCTAGGTTTACATTCTCAGTAAAGCCAAGGTCTGACATTGACATACCAAATACGGCACATATCTCAGCCCATACCGCCTTACGTGACTCGACAAAATCCATTTCAACAGCGTTCTGACCTAAGTTGTTAATCTTGCCAGATGATACTAACGGTTCGCGGGCATTCTTAGAGCCGGATTGCTTTTCTTTTATTCTTGCCTTGATAGCATCTATCTGGTCAGGTTGTAACGTGTCAGGCACTTCGACATGAATATCAATTACACCACGATTCTCTAAGCTGGTCTTTTGCCATATGCCAGATTCTCTATCTATGTCAGTCGCCCGACCTGCTGCCATTAATACAGGCTGGCCAAAATAACGGCTGTTTGGGTTCGGTAATCGCAAGTGAATCATATCATCGGATTCAATTTTGAACTTGGATGAGCTGGCCTCCTGGTACTCATATAAATCAATTAACTTTTCTTTTCCCGCTTTCAGGCTTACATACTGCGATGGCAATATCCATAGTTGGAATGGTAAATTACTTGCACCCGCTTTAATCTCTGATATGTAACAGTTGCCAGCTAAGTCTAATTGTTGACTAACCTCATAGATTATTTCCATCCAACTAGTGTCAGGGTTAGGATTATCTATCAGTGCTTGTAGCGGTGAATTAGGCGCGTCTTCCAATGTGCCGTCAGCTAGCTTTCGTTTAGCCACCCAAGGCACAGCAGACATTAACTTGGCACGCTTCTCTACGCACGTATAAACGGCTGCTGATGCGTTGTAACCCTCATCGATAGCGGTTTGAATGTTCCACTTAGCATCTTTTTTTGCAAATAACTTCCAAGCGGGCGCGGCTTCGGGGATAGTCACTGACTTAACAGCCATCCTAACTTGACTCTGGACGCTTGGCAGTTCTTGCTTTATTAATTTAGTATCAAACGGCCACATTATGCGCCCCTATTAAGTTTTGTTGCATTATAGCAATGTTTAGTGTTATCAAGCAAAAATAAAGCCGCTCGACTTTGTATGATGCTCAACGCCATATCTTAATGAATCGATAAAGTGGTTAAAATCATCAACTGGTTTGTTTAATTGCTTGCCGTCTTTATCAACAGCCCAACAATAATTATTAAACTCCGTAACAAACTCTACTAGATGCGCATTAACGATGATCTCAAATTCAAGTAAGAAGTCTATACCGGTGTTTATTGAGCCTGCGCCTTTCATAGCTGCTCTAATGTTAACCTGTTTGCCTCTTATGTAATCGATTGACTTAGGCTCTGAGCTATCCGCTGTCGTTACATGTTTATGCGCTAACATTTCTTTTATCTTATCAGCGATTTGCAAGTTACTCATGCCGGTTTCATAAAAGCCATCATACACAAATAGCTTTTTATTTTTAATATCTATGTAGGTGCGATTGAATGCGCTAGGGTCGTTTGTATAACCAAAATCTAAACCCTGCACTAACTCAAGCCCTGTTAATTCATCCTCTCTTATCAGCCTGGATGTGTAATTACTGAAAATTAAACCTTCTGCTGTGCCCCAATTACCCAGAGCATAAATGTTATAATAGCGCGGATTAGACTTGCGCTTGTTTTCCATAACCATCTTGTAATCATCATCGATGAATGAGTTATCAAGGTAGGTAGTTTTAAGTGTGAACACGCCTTTAATTGGGTCATCAAAGAACGTCTTTTTAATCCAGTGTTGCTCTGATATTGGGTTAAATGTAAGTGTTATTTGCTTAATACATCCGAAGTTACCACGCAAACGTAAATCTAATTGCTCGAAGTCTTCTTGCGTTAGCTCTGTGGCTTCCTCACACCATATAGATGTAACGCCCTCGATTGACTTTAGCTTTTCAACATCATCTAACCCGCTAAACATTATCTGCGAGCCGGTAGGTTTATATATAATGGTTTTGTCAGTTAGGTTGACGTCGAATTCGTCATATAATCCCCATTTGGAAATAATATTTCTTACTAGGGTAAAAACTGAGCGCTTAATGGTGCGGTCAACTTTCCTGATTATTAGAAAGTTATGCTTTACGTCTTTTTCTTTGAGGATTCTGTATAAGACTTTACGGGCTACAATGTGCGATTTGCCGCTATTATGATGAATAGCCCCATCTTCTGAAATATAGTTATTTGTATCTAATACCTGCATGCACCAGTATTCTGAAATGCCAACCTTTTCAATTGACAATATATGGGTGGCGGTGGATAATATGATTGGTTCTTTAACTGTAGGAGGTATATATGAATCAACCAAAAAATCCAGTCGCCTTAAAGCGTTTTTTAAATATTTTACCGTTTTGTGATGGAATTCTATCATCTTCTGAAATAGCTGAGAAGGCTGGTGATAATCCAAAGTATGTTCAAAAGATGATGTTGAGGTACAACCTTCCACGAAGGATGGTGAATGTTGTGCCGTCTCATAGGAATCGTTTTTACAAGTGTGGGCGCCACATAAACAAGGATGGTTATGCAAGTGTGATATGCCCTGATTCGCATATTCAGATGGCAAATAAAAATGGTCGTGTTCTTGAGCATCGACTTTTAGCTTCTCTAAAAATAGGTCGTAATCTCCTTTCTCATGAGGTTGTGGATCATATTGACGGCATAAAGCTGCATAACCGCCAAGATAATCTAAGGTTGTTTGATTGTAATGCTGACCACCTTCGTGAGACATTAAAAGGCAATTGCCCTCGATGGTCTGAGGCTGGCTTGATTGTGCAGAGCTCAACACGTCAAGAGAAGTTAACTGGTCAACGCGTCGATACTCACCTGTTGAAAGTAAAACAAGGTGATGCCCGCTTGATTGAAATTCTCCGTGCTGCGTTACTACTCGGTATAGATAGTCCTTTCCTTTTGGGAAGCTCCCACCACTTAGAGAAAGCTGGTATTTCTGATTTTTCTGATTCCAGCTTAAAACTCGCATTGGACGATTTATATCGCAAATACGCATAAGCCCATACTCTGTGTGTATCTTAGTATCAGGATGCACACAGCCGGCCCCGCCCCATACTATTTCATAACGTAGATTGTTTTTGAACAATGGCACAAAAGCGGGGGAGTGCTCTTTTACGTGCCTGCGGAAGTCAGCTAGGTCTATCACCAGTCATTAGTGCCGCTGTCTGTTACTTTCTCTGATAGGGCTATATCCTTCTTATCAGTAAGCCCTAAATCCCTAGCTATTATATTAGCGTTTAATAGGTCCGCTGCTGCTCCTGAGAACTTCTGTGAGTAGATAACTTCCTCGGTACGCGTAACGACTTCGGAAAAATCTTTGTCGCTTCTCCATGCGTTCCATGTGTCCCTATTGATGTCTAGGAATATACATAAGCCTGCTGCTGTCATAGCCCTCATTTTTGGAACTGGCTCTTGTACCACTATCCCCTGATACGCAAAAGGCTTCATTTCAAACAAAGGGTTGTTGTCAATCCATGTAAAATACTCACAACATGCTTCCCATAATAGTTCGCTTGATGCGAATAGCTTGTCTCTGCCGTGCTTGCTTCTAGCCTCCCAAAATTTATTACCTTTTGGTGCTGCCATAAATCACCTTTCTATTTTATCGAATGTTTAAT